GTTGCGGATCTTATTTCAATTCCTTACTTCATAAGGACAAAATCATGGGATGTGGTTATAATGTTAGCATTCCTACTCTTCATTTCGTTATCTAAGTTACTATGAATATCTTTGTAACTGACCTCAGTCCATATAAGTCTGCTGTTGTTCTTCCTGACAAGCATATTGTCAAGATGCCATTAGAGACCTGTCAGATGCTTGCTATTGTATGCTCTGACAAATGGGGTCATGGGTTTGGCACTATTCCTAAAGCAGATGGAACTCCATATGCCACTGAGAAAGGTGCATTTCGTAATCATCCATGCACTATCTGGGCAAATGAGTTTGTGACCAACTGGCAATGGCTACTTGCTCATGGACTTGCTATGTGTGATGAGTACACTGCTCGTTATGGTAAGGTTCATACCTGCTTCAATACTCTTCTAGCAGCGAAGGATATATTGCCTACCGGTGATCCTCAAGGACGCTCAGGGAAGCATACAACGCCATTTGCGAGAGCAATGCCTGAAGAATATAAACTCGACACCAACATAGATACATTTACCGCATACAAAATGTATATTGCGAGTAAACCATGGGTCAAAGATAACTATCTAAGACTTCCTAATCGTAAACCAGACTGGATTTAATTATGCCAACTTACAACGTTAAAAATTTAAAGAATGGAGACACTTTAGAACTTAGTTTATCTATCTCCGACTACGAACAGTGGAGAAAAGATCATCCTGATTGGGATAAAGACTGGAATGCTGGTGGGTTTGGGGGAACTATATACGGTGAACCTAAACAATCAGAAGGTTTTAAAGAAGTGATGCAAAAAGTACAGAAGCGTCACCCCGGTGCTAACTTATCCCGTTATACTTGATCCTATGCCTAGAAAAAGAAATTCTGCTCCAGTTCCTTCAGGTATGTCTACCAAGCAGATGAAGAGAAGGAAACCTATCAATAGTGAATATCTTAAAACTATTGAACCTCTCACCGAGAACCAAGAAAAGTTCTTCCATGATTATTCTCTACAGCAGAATATGTTTGCCTATGGGTGTGCTGGTACAGGTAAAACTTTTATTGCTCTTTATCTTGCACTCAAAGATGTGCTAGATGAAAATACTCCATACGAGAAGATTTATATTGTTAGATCTTTGGTTGCTACAAGGGAAATTGGTTTCCTTCCAGGAGATCATGAGGACAAATCTTCACTGTATCAGATTCCTTATAAGAATATGGTAAAGTATATGTTCAAGATGCCAGATGATAATTCATTTGAACTCTTGTATACTAATCTGAAAGCACAGGGAACTGTGTCATTCTGGTCCACATCATTCATTCGTGGTACTACATTTGATAATGCTATTCTTTTGATTGATGAAGCACAGAACCTGAACTTCCATGAACTTGATAGTATCATCACCCGTGTCGGTGAGAACTCTAAGATTATGTTCTGTGGTGATGTAGTTCAGACTGATCTAGTCAAACAACATGAGAAAAATGGCATTATTGATTTCATGAAGATCCTAGAGGACATGAAAGAGTTTAGTTTAATTGAATTTGGTGTCGATGACATCGTTCGTTCTGGTCTAGTTAAATCGTATCTTGTAAGTAAAATGGGGCTTGGTCTTTAGTATGTTTAATCATGTTGGTAATTCGTTAAGTGAACTTCCTGATCCTACTACAGTGAATGGAGTGCGATATTATTGTACTCCTAGTGGTAAAAAACTTCCATCAATCACGTCTATTACATCATTGAAATCTCGTAAGAGTATTGCTGAATGGCGTAGACGTGTAGGTGATGTAGAAGCAGATCGTCTCTCCAAACAAGGTACTACCCGTGGTACTAAGTATCACGCATATACTGAAGATCACCTCAATAATATTGAGGTTAACCCAAAGGATCTTATGGAACAGATCAGTAAACCATATCAATTATTTGAGAATTCTCTCCCTTATTTTGAGGATATAAATAATATACACGCTCTTGAAGCACCACTTTATAGTGAATATTATGGTCTTGCTGGTCGAGTAGATTGTATCGCTGAATATCAGGGCGAACTAGCAATTGTTGATTTTAAAACATCACGTAAACAGAAACCCGAAAAATGGATTGAACATTACTTTGTTCAATGCGCTGCCTACGGTGCTTTGTATCATGACCTCACTGGTATTGAGGTCAAAAAACTCGTCATTATCCAAGCATGTGAGGATGGTGAAGTGCAATTATTTCAGAAGTATGATACAATGTATTATATGAAATTATTGGAGCAGTACATTGATGAGTTTATTAACTATCACAAGGGAGAAAAGTTTGCCAATGTCTAAGGAAAACCTTAATGACATTTTGGAACAGAAATTTATGACTGCTGCTAAGTTTTCGATGGAAATTGAAAACTTGAAAAAGATTAGTCACGGTACAATGAATTACATTGAATGTATTATTCATTTTTGCACCGAAAATAATATTGAAGTTGAAACTGTTTCTAAATTAATTTCAAAACCATTGAAAGAAAAATTAAAGTATGATGCTCAACGTCTCAACTACATGAAAAAGTCTTCTAAGGCACGACTTATTCTATGACCGCGTTTGAATCCTATAAAATGTATGTCGCACTGAAGTTACACTTCACTACCGACAGTTATGATTATTTCAAATTCAACGGCAAAACTAGAGTAACGGAAACAAACTTCGAGAAAAGGAAGGACCGTTACTTTTTCAAAAAACTTACTAATCGTAAGAAAGATGACGAACTCCTTCCATATTTCGTCTCAAATTTTGTTGCAGATCCAGCGGGTTGGATTGGTAACATGGTAAGAAATGACGGTGATGATAATTATCGTGCATGGAAGAAACGAATGGAAAGTCTGCACTACACCTTTAGTGAAGACATAGACTTCATTCTCCAGCAGGTAAATGAATTCGATCAGTTATTCACTGTGACTGAAACACATCCTCAGTTACTTAAATACCTTCTGGGTAGTAAAATATCAATGGAGACATTTGTTATCCTTGATAAAATTCTGAACTTTATCCCACAGTTTGATAATAAGATTACGGAACATCTTGTATGGAAGGATGTGAGGAGAACCGTTCTTAAGTATGCTCCATTTATAACTGTGGATACTGTTAAATATAAACATACATTAAAGGAAAAAGTATTAGATCACCAATGTCTTTCTTCGATTCAGAAATAGTACAAAAAGAAGCTCAAGAGATTAGTCTTAAGCAGCAAGAAATTGTCAATAGGATGCCATTTATTCCTCTGATGGCATCAGATGATCGTGTAGATTTTTTTGATGCGATGCTTGAATTGATTGAGCGACAAAAAATATTCTACATGAGATTAAATCTTTCTGATGATCCTATGGCAAAGGAACTGAAAGAAGAATTCCGTCGTGCTGCCAAGGTTCTTGGCATGGATGCTGAAGGTCTTGACATGTTAGGGATCTATGATAGTTTCCGCGAAAACATGGAGAATGTCCGTCAGCAGGTGCTTGACGGCGACCTATAAATAGTGTATGATGATCCTGTTGGGACATCATAATCCAACAAATACAAAAATCCGAGGTAATACGAATGTCTTTTGCTGATCTTAAAAACAGCTCTAAATTTGGTTTTGATCGTCTGAATAAGGAGATTGACAAACTCCAAGCCACTGGTGGCAGTTCTGACGAACGTTTCTGGAAACCCGAAATGGATAAGTCAGGTAATGGTTACGCTGTAATCCGTTTCCTTCCTGCTCCTGATGGCGAAGATCTTCCATGGGCGAAGGTCTGGTCTCACGGTTTCCAGGGCACTGGTGGATGGTATATCGAAAATTCTCTCACCACTCTTGGTGGTAAGGATCCTGTCTCAGAACTTAACCGCACTTTGTGGAACAGTGGTCTCGATAGCGATAAGGAAATTGCTCGTAAGCAGAAGCGCAAACTCTCTTACTACGCTAACATCTATGTTGTAAGCGATCCTACTAATCCTTCTAACGAAGGTAAGGTCTTCCTCTACAAGTTTGGTAAGAAGATCTTTGATAAGATCCAGGCAGCAATGCAACCTGAGTTCCAAGATGAAACTCCTATCAATCCTTTTGACTTCTGGCAAGGTGCTAACTTCAAACTGAAGATCCGTAAGGTTGAAGGTTACTGGAACTACGATAAGTCTGAGTTCGCTACTCCTTGTCTGCTCGATGACAAGACTGATACTGAACTGGAAGAAATGTGGCGCAGTCAGCACTCCCTGAATGAGTTCATGGATGCTAAAAACTTTAAGTCCTACGAAGAACTGGAAAGTCGTCTGAATGTTGTGTTGGGTCGTGGTGGCAAGCAGAAATTTGATCGTGAAACTGCTGAAGACGAAGGTGACTTCAACGGTGTTGATATTATGTCTAGTCGTCCTAACTTTGCATCAACTCCACGTCCTACCGTAGAGACTGCTGCTCCAGTCGCTGCTGCTGCTCCTAGGGTTGCTCCTACCGATGATGATGACACCTTGTCATACTTCGCTCGCCTTGCTGAGGAAGATTGATGAAACCTATTACACTTGATGAATATAAGGAAGCAGGGGAAGAGTTCTTCCCTAAGTTCTTCTACGTTGCTAAAGAGTTAGGTGAGGGCACTAAGGCAGAAGATGTTCTTAAAATTATGGAATCTCTTGCTGGTGTCGCTATGAAGAATCGGGTCAAAGATAAAATTGGACCCTGGGGATTTGTTAAATCTGATACTGAAGATTGAAAAAATACTTTATAACCTTCATAACAAATCCAGGAACGCTGACCTCCCTCACACTACTGGGGATGATAGCCTTGATAGGGGCATTACATAACCATGCTCACTTTACAATGGATAGAGATGCAGATGCTTATGTGAGACAGTGGTGTAGATCATCAGCAGAAAACAAAAAAACCTGCATCAGTTATGGTGGTAATATGGATTACTAAAGTGTTATATTATTGAAGATAGAAACTCGATTTAAAGTCTTCTTGACATTAGCATCAATAGTAAGATCTTTACTGAACTTATAATCAACTGATGCCTGGAAGATTTTTACGAATGGGTTTAAGAATGCTGGTTTCAGAACCTGTATAAATCTTTTCTTATTATTCAACTCTTGTTCATAATCATAATAAGATTTAGATGACAGTAAAGTAGATCCATTCTCAATTTCTTCTACGAAAGGATTATATGATTTAATATAACGAAGTTTATATGAATCAGGATTACTAGGATCATAGTAAACAATCATTCCACTTGGTTGTACTATCTCTCCAATATCATTTTTCACTTCCTTAGTTTCCCAGTGCTTTATATCAAAAGCATTGGGATATTTTTTTGTAACTAATTTTTCAAACTCATCATTATTTAAAGGCCAATCGTTATTGGTATCAATAATTTTATTTGTCAGAAGAATGACCCAATCATAACGGGGATCATTATATACTGCTTCCGATGCTTGGTCTGGTCTAATTCCTTGATTTAATTGCAGTTCAGTAAATAAATCACTAGCATATGCTGAACTATCAATAGTAATAAATTTAAAGATATTTTTTGCTAATACAAAATCTTGATTAGTAAATTTATATTGTACTCTCTGGGGAGTATATTCTATGTTTGGTAATTTTGAGAA